CATACGACGTCAATTCTTATTATATCACATACACAGAAGGCAAGTATGCAGGAGTAAAGATAGTACTAGGCGCAGTCAAGTTCGTTGAGAACGTAGAGAAAGATAACTGTACTTTAAAATATAACTATGATATAATTGATGGTATAGTTGAAGAGTCTGATAAGAAGGACTTTGATATATACATTGGAGACACCTTGATGCAGATGTTATCTGACGGTGTTAAGAACAACGATTTAGTTTATACAGGCGGTGTTGATGAGGATTGAAGACACAATCTTAAGTAATTTGATTCACAACGAAGAGTACTGTCGTAAGGTATTGCCATTCCTTAAGAAGAGATACTTCTCTGAACGTAAGGATGCTATGGTGTTTGAAGAGATCAATAGGTTCTTTAACACTTACAATAAGCCAATCACCAACGAGATCCTTCAGATCGAGGTTGGCAATCGTAAGGACATGTCAGACACAGACTTTAATGAAACAATGATAGCTGTCAAGAACCTTACAAAACAAGATACAAATGAGGAGTGGTTGTTAAATGAAACGGAAACTTTTTGCAAGAAGAAAGCAGTATACAATGCCATACTCGACTCCATCGCGATCATTGATGGAAGAGATAAAGAAAGACAAGATGACGCTATTCCATCGTTACTATCAGATGCTCTTGGCGTTAGTTTCGATAATCATGTTGGGCATTCCTATCTTGCTGATTCTGATGCACGCTATGAGTTCTATCATAAAGTAGAAGAGAAGGTTAGGTTCGACCTTGACATGTTGAATAAGATCACTAAGGGTGGTCTAAGTAACAAGACATTAAACGTAGTGCTTGCAGGCACAGGTGTAGGTAAGTCATTATTCATGTGTCATTGTGCCGCGGCAAACTTACTAGCAAATAAAAATGTATTGTATATAACCATGGAGATGGCCGAAGAACGTATCGCAGAACGTATCGATGCAAACTTACTTAACCTCTCTATGGATGAGTTAAAGGTGGTCGATAAACCCATCTTTGATAATCGGTTAGATAAGGTCAGGAAAAAGTCTGAAGGTAAGCTTATCATCAAGGAATACCCAACTGCCGGTGCCCATGCTGGTCATTTTAGGGCATTACTTGAAGAGTTAAAGCTTAAACAAGAGTTTACTCCTGACATTATCTACATCGATTATCTAAATATATGTAGTTCACAACGACTTCGATATGGGGCTAACGTAAACAGTTATACCTATGTCAAGACGATTGCTGAAGAACTAAGGGGTTTGGCAGTTGAGTATAATGTACCTATAGTGAGTGCCACACAGACTACTCGGTCCGGTTTTACGAATTCCGACCCAGGTCTTGAGGACACATCCGAATCCTTTGGTTTGCCAGCAACTGTTGATCTCATGTTAGCTTTGATATCTACAGAAGATCTTGAAGCTCTAGGTCAAATCATGATCAAACAACTTAAGAATAGATACAACGACCCATCTTATTACAAACGATTCGTCATCGGTGTTGATAGGTCTAAGATGAAGCTATTTGACGTGGAAGTATCGGCACAGACTAACATAGCAGATGCAGGTCAAGACGATAAGCCTGTGTTTGATAAGTCTGAGTTTGGCCGGCGATCCAACGCCGAAGGGTTTACTGGATTCAAGTTTTAAACAGGGAGCTACGGCTCCCTTTTTGTTATATAAATAACCAATGGACATCATATCATTTATAAAAAAATCTCTAGCACAAGTTACAGTAACTGCAGATAAAAAAGATATTGTAGTTAAATCAAAGGATAGAGAAAAGACTAAAGCAGCTCTAGAGAAGGCTCTTAAAGCCAAGAACATAAAGTTTAAGAGTGTATTTAAGAAAAGTAAATCTTCAAGCTTAGACGTGCTTGAGGTCTCTGGCTATGCTGGCGATATCATATTTAAACCAATCATTCAAAAGGGAGCTGGAGGGGTTGGTTTCGAAAAAGAACTTAAACTCGATCTTGAAAACTACTTTAATGGTGCAAATAAAAAAGACCTAAAACATGGAGATGTTTTAGCTGAGCTAGAAAAAGTATTAAAGATGACCCAGCGTTCAGGATACAAAGTAATCCATGAAGGATCTAAAAATCAAAAGAGACTATTAACATATTCTCCAGGTAAACTATCAGTAAGTAACTCGACAGGAGTTACACTAACAGACTTAACTTTAGAAAAGGCTGGCAAAAAAGTATACCTATCTCTTAAGATGTCTAAGTCATACTATATCTTATCAGCATCTATATTCAATTACTTTTTAGATAAAAAACTTAACTCATCACTATGCGAGTATTTAGGACTTGATGGGGCAATGATGGGTGGGTTTGGTAAAGAGTATTATTGTGTTACTAAAAAACCAAACTATAATAGAGTAAGAGCAAACATAGAAAAATTCTTGTCTGTAGCTTATGGTTCAAACGTAGTTATAGTTCACAAGAAGATGATGAACAATGTCATGGTATCTGATATCAAGTCATCAGCTTCAGTTAAGGTATCAGATCTTGATGCTGAATCATATATCTATCCTGAAGTAGGTAAACGTAAGTATGCTGCCATCAAATTTAACGCTGACATCAATAAGCATAAATATATAGTTAATTTTCAATTTCGTGGAACCACGGCCACTGACACGGGCCCTAAATACCTCAGGATTTTAATGGAAAGGTTGTAACAATTCGTTACAAACTGTTACAATTTGGTAACACCTTTAATTAAGATGTATGGTATAATAAGAATATAGAGAATTTATGCTCAATTTTAAAGAATATATAAAAGAACAACAGGAATTTAAGCCAGGTTACCTAACCATATTTGACATAGATGACACTCTATTCCATACGACTGCCAAGATCATAATACGTAAGTCTGGTAAGGCTATAAAGAAGCTTACTAGTGGTGAGTTTAATACCTATAAATTAGGTCCTGGAGAGTCCCCAGACTTCTATGAGTTCGAAGATGCAGAGAAGTTCAATAAAGAATCTAAGCCAATCACTAAGATGTTTAATAAGGCTAAGGCCCTCTTAGCTGATACCAAGAAGCATCCAAACAACAAAGTAATCATAGTCACAGCAAGGCCAAACCTAGACGATAGGGAAACCTTCTTAAATACATTTAGGAAGTTTAACTTTGACATCGATAAGGTTCGAGTAGAAAGGGCTGGAAGGATCAGTTCTTTAAACGCGGCCCAAAGTAAAGCTGTCATCATCAATAACTACTTGAAAACAAAACAGTTTGACAAAGTTAGGCTGTTTGACGATAGTATAAATAATCTTAATGAGTTTCTCAAGTTAGAGAAACATTTCCCAAGCATTAAATTTACTGCTTGGCATGCACATACAGATGGGACAGTGAGACAAGTCAAATGATTAAGTTTACAGAATTCTTAACAGAAGCCGCAGATGACGGCAAATTAAAGCATATCCACCATCCAGAGGATCGTCCACTGATGCATGGTAAAAAGGGGTTTGAACATGCCTTTGGTGCTTTAAGTCAAGCACATGAACACTTAAAGTCTGGTAAGAAGAGCACTGATATGACCATGAAGTATGATGGCTCTCCAGCTATTGTATTCGGTCATCACCCAAAGACAGGTAAGTTCTTCGTAGCTTCTAAGTCTGCATTCAACAAGAACCCAAAGATTAACTATTCTTTAGAAGACATCGAACGTAATCACGGTCATGCTCTAGGTCTTGTACAAAAACTATCTGCAGCATTAGAACACCTACCTAAAGTATCACCTAAGAAGGGTGTATTCCAAGGTGACATGATGTTTAGTCACGGAGATGTGGTGCATAACCCAAACGGATCAGCTTCATTTACACCGAACACCATCACTTACTCTGCTCATGGTACAGAAGCTAACAATATTAAGAAAGCAAAGGTTGGTGTAGTCGTACACCAACAGTATCGTGGATTAGATTTACATACTATGAAGGCTAGTCCTAATATCGAACATAAGTTTAAAGCACATCCAGATGTATGGCATAAAGGTGCAGAACATGATACATCGTTCACTAACTACTCGCCTAAGTCACAACTAGAATTTAATAAACACATGGAGAAAGCTAAGGCTATCCATGATACACATCATAAGACGATGTATCCGCTTACAGAGCCTCATCATGGAGAAGGCGGCCATCTAGCTACATATATAAACAAAACGGTCAGGAACGATGAGAAGCCAACACCACGTGGCTTTCAACAGCATATCCTTGACAGATCACAAGCATCACAAGATAAACTTAAGACTGCTGCAGCTGCACAGAAGAAACAAGCTGAGGCAAGATCACACGTTGATCATATACAGAAAAACAAAGAACACTATGATAATTTATTGAAGATGCACCAGCATCTAGCAGCGGCAAAGAACACGTTGGTGTCAGCGCTTAATGCCCATCCCGGTACATTAAGTCATCATATCAATGGTAAACCAACTGCACCTGAAGGTTTTGTAGTACACCATCAGAACGAGCCAACTAAGTTGGTTAATCGAGCAGAGTTTAGTAAAGCAAACCTTTTAAAAGGAAAAAAGAATGTTAACATTTAAAGAGTATCTATTAGAGTATGCGATCGACGCTAAAGGTCATAAGTCTTCTACAGGCGGGTTGACTAAGAAAGGTGTTGATGCATACAACAGAGAAAACCCTGGCAGCAACTTAAAGATGGCCGTAACTACAAAACCATCTAAGTTAAAACCTGGAAGCAAAGCAGCAGGCCGACGTAAGTCATTCTGTGCTCGTATGGGTGGAGTCAAAGGCCCAATGAAGGACGAGAACGGTAAACCAACAAGGAAGGCACTTGCCTTAAGGAAATGGAATTGCTAAACTTTAAAGAATACTTAAAAGAAGAAACTGATGCTAAGCACCATGTCTTAGCATTTGGTCGTATGAACCCACCTACAACTGGTCATATGAAGGTGATTGATAAGGTGCACGATGTTGCGGCTAAACATAGCGCTAGTCATGGCGTCGTTACTTCACATAGCCAAGACAAGAAGAAAAACCCTTTGACTGCTGCACAAAAGTTGAAACATTTAAAACGTTATTCTCCACAGACAAACTTTAAAGCATCATCTCCTGAGAGTCCAACTATACTACATCATGCTGCTGATCTACATAAGAAAGGTATAACACACTTACATGTGGTGGTTGGTTCTGATCGTAAGAAAGAGATGCATGATTTACTACATAAGTATAATAATAAAGAATCTGGTCATGGTCATTATAACTTTAAGAAGATAACTGTACATTCTGCAGGTAGTAGAGACCCAGATGCTGAAGGTACTAGTGGAGTATCAGGTACTAAACAAAGAGAACATGCCGCGATAAAACACTTTGACAAGTTTAAGAAGGGCGTGCCTTCACATGTATCAGATGCACACGCTAAAGAATTAATGCACGACGTACACCATGGGATGAAATAATGAAACAACTAATCTTAGCATCACTATTATTAACTGGCTGTAGCTTCATCATGCCAGTACCACATGATCCAGCCGAAGCTGCAAAGCTCGTGGATGTTAAACAGAAGATGGAGACTCTAACCTGTGATGCTACAAAGGACTTCCCAAGATGGCAGTCAACCGTAGACGACCTTAGATGGTTAAACCTATACACAGAGTTTAGAGCAGACCCACAAGCAAAGACTATTGAGGAACTATATTTCGCAATCCAAAAGGCTAGGGACGGTTCAGTACCTTACTGTGAAGCCGCTTTAAAACTACAAAAGACTCGTATTCAAGTAATCGAGAAAGCATGGAAAGGAAGGTAATATGTCAGTATTAGACGACTTAAGAACGGCAATGAAAGAGCCAGGCATCAAAGGTGCATTGGCCCAACAACTACATGACATCACAGAACAATACAATGATGGCATCCTTACAGAAGCTGAATTTAAAGACTTGGTAGAACAGATTGCTGATGTCCAAGCTAACGATGAGCTTGCAGGAGATGAGGTAACTTCAAGATGGGTCGTAAATATAACTAAAGTGATTCTCTCGGCCGTATAAATAATAGTAATACCTTATATAGATGGAATAAAATGAAGAACTATAGACAGCTTATCAAAGAACTGCCTTCCAAGACGCTTATAATGTCTGTTGGAAGCTTTAACCCGCCTACTCTCCAAAGCGAGATGGCTTTCAAGCTAGTCGAGAAGCTAGTTGAGACTCATAATGCTGACCATGTCATATACGTGACAGAGGAAGCAAACAACCTCCCAGTAGACAGAAAGATACACTTCCTTGATCTCATGTTCAATAGGTTAAACTTTCGTCCATTGTCAGAGGAGAAGCTAGTATCAGAGATCGGTAAGTTAAAGTCAAGGTATAAGAACGTCATCGTAGTTACTTCAGAAGACAAGTCTAAGCTATACGAGTCAATGCAAGTGGTATCCACAGGATACCCTGACGTAGAAACACCTAAGCTCCGTTCAATGGTTACCAAAGGTGACTATCAAACATTTAAGAAAAACCTCCCGTCCTCAGTAAGAGACATCGATGCAAGACGCATGATGAACGAAATGAGACAAGCTCAAGGGCTTGAGTTCATCAAGGAAGACGTTAAGTTCTCTGTAGACATGTTAAGAGACAAGTACTTTAAAGGTGAGATCTACCACATCGGTGACATCGTTGAGTCTGCTGGACAACAATATGAAATCATGGACCGTGGATCAAACTACCTAGTGGTCGTCAATAACACAGGTGACTTATCACGTAAATGGGTAAAAGACGTGACTCTAGTCGAAGCATGCTGGAAAGGCTATAAAGCAAAAGGCCTCAAGAAAAAGGGCAACAAGATGGTGCCTAACTGTGTACCTGAGGAAGTCAAAGAAGACACAGACCCACAAGTATCCTATAAAGGATACACTACAAAGAACATGCATCACAGCGCTGACTTAGCTAAGACATTCAAGCTCGCTTCAGCAGACGCTAAGGATCCAATAGCTATGCTTAATGCTATCAAGACTACAGACACATACTTAGAGCTACATAACGATAGAGGTGATAATCCTACACTCGACCAGCTCAAGACATGGAAACATGCACACATCAAAGCTAAAGAAGCCTTACAAAAGATCGGTCACTTTGATGCACACCAAGAACACTGGCTACAAAGCTCAGAAGCTCTAGACAAGATGTTGATACCTCATGCTTCGAAGTTAAGAGAAGAGTTAGACATCGGTAAGCATAGTAATCAAAACATCGAGCGTTCTGTAACCATGTTCCAAAACTTCATGAAGATGGGTAAAAAAGAACCTGGCTTCATCAAAGACCCTAAATCAGGCGACTTAGCTAAACCTATAGAGCCAAACGTTAGTCAACAGATAGATGACTTAGAGCCAAATTGGCCAAGACATGTACAGACAAAAGTTGGTCATACGTTAGCTACGCGAGACCACCTTCGCAGACAAAAAGTGCAATACGCTACAGAATCTACAAACATATTGGTAGGTGACATGATGGATGAGGACTTTGCTGTTAAGTTTTCTGAAAGTCATGGCGGAGAAGTAGGAGACGGTATAGGAGATGAAGACATAACGAAAGTTAAGTCGATACCACCACACCTTGTACCTAAAAAAGAATTCGGTGATGTTTCTAAACAAAAGGGTAAAGGGTTCTCTGCATTGTTTAATGGCAAAGAGAACGTGGACTTTGACTTTCAAACATTTAAAAACTATAGGTTGCAAAGAGAACAAGGAAAAAAGAATAAATAGAAAATGGACAAACTAATAGCATCTTTAAAAGTAATCCTTGGTAATACGTTCGTCATGTATTTCAAGACCCATTCATATCATTGGAACGTTGAAGGCATAAACTTCAGTCAGTATCATGACTTCTTTGCCACGATCTATGAAGACTTATATGGTGCTGTAGACCCATTTGCAGAAGAGATTAGAAAGCTAGATACTTATGCTCCTATCAGCTTGATGGAGTTATATAACTATAAGACTATCACAGAAGACGCTACAAAACCAACAACTATCCATGAGATGTTAGTCAACTTGTTGATGGCAAACACAGAATTATTATCTGCTTTGTCTGCAGCCTTTGATACAGCTACAGCTGAAAAACAACAAGGCCTTGCAAACTACATAGCAGATCGTATGGCCGCACATAAGAAACATGAATGGATGTTAACAGCATCACTTAAGAACATTGGAGGAGTGTAATGAAGACGCTAAAAGAGTTTAACTTACAGATAAACGAAGTATTAAGAGCATCTGATCCCATTGATAAATGGATCTCAGACTTCGTACACTCTAAGAATGCTAAGTTTGCTGGTAAGACTACTAAAGAACGCATCGAGATGGCAAAAGGTGCATACTATGGTGCACAAAAACATAGGATGACTAGAATGGAATCGGTAGCAGTATCGCAAAATAGTGCAGCTAAAGTAGATATGAGAGAAGCCGCGCGTGAACATTTAGTACATGTTAACGATGGTTCTAAGTATGACGAAGAGCCTCATGAAAAAGATGTAGAGCATATCATGGCTGGTGTTAAACAACATGGTGGTGAACACGCTGGTGCATCTGACAAAGGTGTATTCTTTAAGTTCAAATCAAAAGAACATGCTGATGCATTTAAAGCTCATGCCAATAAATGTCCTAATAAATCATGCGACGCAGAGCATGTTACAGAAGGATATGAGAATGACATGGCTGATAAGAAAAAGGTATTGAACCCTCCAATTCCACTAACACAAAAGAAAAAGGCTGTTAAAGACTTCCTCAAGAAAGAGGAAGCAGAACTAGACGAAGGTAAAGTATACGACCCTATCACTAAGAAGATGGTAGCTAGTAAACCTATCAAAGTTCAAGCTGGTGGAGGTGCTACAAGAAACGGTGTTCCTGTAGAGACTGGTCCATCTAAATACAAGAGTAAGCTGCCTATGAGTAAAGCTGCTGCAGTATTAGCTGCAGAAGAGATAGGAATAGATGAAGGCGATAACGGTTTAGCAGCAAAAGCTAAGAAGTCTGGTGTATCCTTATCTACACTCAAGACAGTATACAAGAGAGGCGTAGCCGCATGGAACTCCGGTCATCGTCCAGGTACAACGCCTGCACAATGGGGTATGGCACGCGTTAACTCATACATCACAAAGGGTAAAGGTACATATCACGGAGCCGATAAAGACCTACGTGAAGACGCACGTCTTGATAAGAAAGAATACCATAAAGGTATGAGTGCTGCTACCGCAAAAGCTCGTGTAGCACATTGGAAAAAAGCAGATAAGATGTCTGACAGCAATCCAAAGGCATATAAGCCAGCACCTGGTGACAAGACTGCAAAGACTACACCAAGCGTACATACTAAGAAGTACCATGCTATGTACGGAGAAGCTAAAGAAGGTAAAAATAAGTGGCACATCTATGATACTAAGACAAGAGAAGTTCATAGTACATATAATAATAAGAATGTAGCCATACGTAAGTATGAAGAACTAAACGATAAGCATAAGGGTTATGATAGTCCAGGTGGTTTAGTACACTCTAAATATGGTCTTAGACAAGAGCTACAGAAAGAAGAGACAGAGATCAATGAGATATCTAAATATACATTAGCTAGATATATCGATAAGGCTGCACAAGACGTACATGATAAAGCTTTAGCTGCTGGTTCACATCATGGCGGTAAGAGCTATAAAGAATTCATGAAGAACTATACTAAGTCTGGTAAAAGACAAGCTGGTATCACTAGAGCTGCAGTTAAGCTTGCTACACAAAAAGAAGAGGTACAAGTAGACGAAGCTATCGCTAAGAAGTTGCCAGTACAGCATGCAGTGAATGCTGTAACTAAGACATTAGGTTCACAAGCTGCTACAAGGTTCTTAGGTCATCTAAAACCTGGTACAGATAAACATACATCATGGGATAAAGTAAACGATGCTTTGATGAAGCAAGGTGTACAAACACATCACATCGCTTCTATAGCACAAAAGACTTCTCATGAAAACATGAATGAATCAAGAGGTCATAAAGTATTAGCAACGTTCTTTAAGAACAGAGAAGTTGCACAAAGAGCTTTTACTGGCCAAAATCAACCTAAAGCTGCTGAACCAAAAGAAACTGATAAAAATAAGTTGCCTATGAGTAAAGCTGCAGCAGTATTAGCAGCAGAAGATCAATACACTTCAGAGTATAAGATCAAGTATTATGTAGACCCGATTACTGGTGAGAACAAACAAAGAAAGATTAGGCCTCACCGTGTCAACTTTAAAAACAGTAAGATGCATGGAGAACCAGTACAACAAGATGCACAAGCAGATTACGGCATGAAAGAAGGATATGTAGCAGAAGGTGGTTTCGATAACTATCATGAGATAGCTAAGGAACTTGTTAAACGTCATGGTAAGAACGTTGATTCTGGTCATATCAATGACATAGCTGGCGAGAGAGATACTCACAGAGGTCTTGATCATTCCGAAGTCATGCATCATGTTAACAAGATACTAAACAAAGAAGTTAAAGAAGGTGATGAGTATGATGAAGTATGGAAAGAATACAAAGGAAAAACATTTAAAAAGGAAAGTCGTATGATTAATTTTAAAGACTACTTAAAAGAAGCTTTATCAGCTAAACAAAAGAAGATCGCTGCTATCGCTGGCGATAAAGATAAGATCGATGCTGATGATCTAGCTGCTTTAAGAGCTGGTAAGAAGCCTGTAGAAGAAGCTAAGAAGTGCATGGACGAAGATGACATGGACGAATCAGGTCTTCGTATGGCTGCACACGCGGCTCATAAAGCTGGTAAGAAAGAGTTTGAGTTTCAAGGCAAGACTTATCCAGTTAAAGTACAAAAAGAAGGCGTGTTAAAGCCTGAACTTGAAAAAGGTTTCCCTGCACGTGGTGTAAAGACTGGTGCTTCTGCCCCAAAAGGTACAACATACATGCCTAAGAAAAATGTTAAAGAAGAAGTAGAACAGATCGACGAGTTATCTAAGAAGACACTAGGTTCTTATGCGCATAAAGCTGTCGATGACACGCAAGATAAAGTTCATGATGCTTATGATTCAGGAACACCAACAAGACATGAACTTGAGGTGCAAGGTGGAAAAAATAATGATGGAAAATACGGATATAAACCTCTTCAAAATAGATTAACTGGTGTAGCAAGAGCTGCAAAAAGATTAGGTGATAAAGAAATTTCTAAGCGCACTGAAAAATCAGTAGCTCACCATCTTAAACAAAGATATCATTATGATAATATGGATGATAGAAAGGCAGCCAATTCTGATAATGCTGCACGTCATCAATATTATCGCGCAAAAGATCATATTGAAAAAGCTTCAGGAGTTAAAGAAGAAGTAGAGTTAGACGAAGGTCGCATGAAAGAACTTGCAATGGATCTTAAAGATATGAGCCATGACGAGTTTCATAAACATTATGGTAAGCCTAAATCATACTATGATCCATTAAACTTCAAGAAGCCAGTACAAAAAGGCCATGAAATGGATCGTGCTAAAGCTTTAGCTCAACGTGGTATCCAATCTTTATCTAAAGAAGAAGTAGAACAAGAAATGTCACCATACCTAAAAGCAACACTTGCAGTTATGGATGAATCAAAGTACGACGATTATAAAGATGCATTAAGATCTAAGAAAGCTACTCAATCTGCATATGATAAAGACTTTAAGCCAGACACAACTCATCCACATATTCAAGTGGTTAAGGGTACACAGTATGGCGGAGAGAACCAAAAAGATGATGACTATGATGAGAAGCCTGATGAACCAAAAGAGAAGCGCGGACGTGGCAGACCAGCGGGATCTAAGTCAGGTGCTAGAGTATAAATAACTAATTACATTTAAGGAGTAATAAAATGGCTTTATGGGGAAAATCAGATACTTTAGCGGCATCGCCAAAGTATGTAACTAGAAAGGCGGTGTTCGATGCGCAGAGCAAAGTTAGTTCAGCAAATGACACTATCGATCTATCAAGTGCAAATACAAATTTTTCAACAGGTGATGGCGTTGTTTACACTGGTGCTAGCGGCATTGGTTTAACACAAGACACATCATACTATGTGATGAGACAAACAGATAACACAATTAAGTTAGCAACTACAGAAGCTGGCGCTAAAGCTGGTGCAACTGGTATTAACCTAACAGCTGGTGCAACAGGTGCTATTGGTTTCTTACAACGTAATGCTGAAGGTAATGAATCTACTGCAGCAGGTAACGGCGACCATATCAACAACGGAAGCGACCTCTACTTCATCGATGCTGACGAAGCTCAACAAGCAGAGAACAAAGCTCGCGGATTAACAGGTCCTGGTTGGTGGTTATATCGTTCATGGACAAATGCAGACGGTTCAGTACAACATAGAGCAGAATGCTTGATCGCTATGGGCGCATACTCAGGTGCTACAGGTGTTGGTACATACCAAGCTCAAACTGGTGATGCTTCAGATGATTCAGTTTTAGTAGATGCTACAGTATCTATTACTACACAACCATCTAATGCTTCTGTAACTGCTCCAGCTACAGCTTCATTCTCAATAGTTGCTGCAATTGCTGGCGCTGGTTCATTGACATATCAATGGCAAATCCAACAATCAGGTGTTGGTGCATTTGCTGACGTAACTACTGGTTCAGGTGGCACAACTGCTACATATACAACTGCTGCAACTGCAGTAGCTGCAGGAGCTGGTGCTACAAACGGTGATAAGTTCCGTTGTATCGTTGGTGCTTCAACAGGTAATACAGACGTTACATCTAATGCTGTAACATTAACAGTAACAGCTTAATAGAGTAGGGGAGGAAACTCCCCCCTCTTTTAATATGAACCAAGTGTTGACAGAAGATAATTTTTTACAGTATGCTATGCATCATTATGACAATAGCCAATGTTATTCGTTGGAAGAGTTTAATGATGACTTAAAGAGGTTTTTATATCTTAAGAAGTTGTTTAGTAGATATAAACATGAGTGTGATTTAAAAGAGAACTTAATACTAAATCATCTCATAGTAATCTATAACATATTTGGAGATAGTTCTACTAATATGTTGTTCTTTAAGATAGAGGAAGAGTATTGGGACACATTAGTAACTTTCTTGGTATTCCTTAACAGGATGCCTGAAGATATACCTCAATACGGAATAAAATTATCAGAGATTAAACTTGACGATCATATTATACAAACGCTTAGGAAGATTTAATGTCGCAAGTAATAGATAACATAATAGCTTACAAAGTACTCACCATGTTGGTTAAACCCTTCAGGGAGACTGATGCCTATAGATTGGGCATCATCGATGCAAAAGGAAAAAATCTCATAAAGCCTTCTGTTCTTTCCTCACAGGAAGAAAAGAACTCTTACACGTTCCTACATCGATTAGTCTTTAACATGAAAAAGATAATCAACAAACTGCCGGGTGGAGAAAGTAAATTAAAGAGTCTAGCTGCGGCTTTCTTTTTAATCAAAGAATACTATGAAAATAATACTCGTTCTACATCGATGATGGAGGAAAAGTATAATAAACTAATAGAGTCTAATGCGATACTAGCAGAAGAAACTATTATCATAGAGAAGTACATGAAAGACATAGATGAAGATGGTGGTGCGGGTGGCGTTTCTGGAGGAGGTGGAGCTAGCGCTGCTCCAGTTGCAAACGTAACAGGCTCGATGGTATCTACAGACATCCCATTACCTAAAAAGAAAGATTTAGAAAAATACAAGAAGACGAATCAAGCTGGTGTTGTAGCTATGACTCGTCGTAACAATAAGGTGTTATAATATGTGGTTATTGAGCTTATTACCAGATAGTTTACTCTATGGATTTATCCTATCTGTCATGGGTATCGGAGCAGCACTCTTTATATTTGGTACGTTTACAGTATTCCTGCCTCTAGTTAAAGGTTGGGGTATGTTGATGAGAACGATCGGTACATTACTATTGATAGGTAGCGTATACTTATATGGTGGTTATGGTACAGAGATGAAGTGGAGAGCTGAAGCCGCTAAACTAAAAGCAGATATGGATCGTAAGGTCGCATTATCTGAAAAGAATTCAAAACAAGTAGTCACAAAATATATTGAAAAAGTAAAGGTAGTTAAGGAGAAAGGTAATGTCATTATTAAAGAAGTCCCTAAATATATCACTAAAGATGCTGACGCTAACTGCGTTGTGCCTAAGTCTTTTGTCTTGCTCCACGATTCTGCCGCAAAAAATGAAGTTCCCGACTCCACCCAAGGAGTTGATGGAGCCGCCAGCGGAACTAAACTCTCTACCATCGGAGAAACAATAACGATCAACTACAATAACTATCATCAGTTATCAGAAAGATTGAAAGCGTTACAAGACTGGGTTAGTTCACAAGAAAGAATCTATAATGGCAAATGATTTAGAACAGTTAGAACGTATAGTCGAAAAGCTAGATATATCGATAGATAAGCTTACAGAAGTTAGCAATAACGTAAGTAAGTTACTAGCAGTGCATGATACTAGATTAAACGTCATAGAGAAAGATACCGTGCGAAACGAAGACGACATACGAGATATTCATGTAAAGATGGATAATATAGCTAAAGAGATCAATGCAAAGTTGGACGAATCTATGCGTAGTAGTGTAGAGGGCCATGCTAAGATCCAAGCTGCTATCGAAGACAAGCTTAAAGGCATCGATGCCCGCGTACGAGTATTAGAAGTATGGCGTTGGTTAGTTATTGGCGGTGCACTTGCTATTGGATACCTAGTTAATAAGTTGTATAAATGAAAACCCTTAATGAATTAAAGCTTCAATTACAATACCATAAACAGTTAAATCCAAAGTTATGGGACGGCTTTGTATTGAAACCTCAGATCAGAGCAAAGCTATTACAGTTCGCAGAAGTATGGAGAGAATATGCTAAGATTCCTAAGTCAGCTGTTAAAGAAGTTATCATGCTCGGCGGAAACGCTAACTACAATTACACTGATAAGTCTGACATTGATGTACATGTGGTTGTTGATAAGTCTTTAATATCTAAAGATAACCCATTACTAGACGACTACCTACAAGATAAGAAACAGATGTGGACTATGGCACATAAGATTACCATTCTTGGATATGGGCTAGAACCATATGCACAAGATATATCGGTTGAATATCCAAAACAACAAGGCGTCTATTCATTGACAAAGGATGAATGGCTAGCAAAGCCAGAATTTGTTGGTGATGATATGTTGAAAGACCCATACCTTAAGAAGAAGGTTAAGTTCTATATGAAGATGATCGACGACATGATTAAAGGCCATGTTGATATTGATTCAGTAAAACACTTCAAAGAAAAACTCAGAGACATGCGTGGAGTTGCTATTAAGAAAGGTGGAGAGTTCTCATTCGAAAACCTAGTATTTAAAGAACTACGCAATCAAGGCTATTTAGACAAACTATCAGTATACCAAAGAACAGAACAAGACCAAGCATTAAGTTTATAATAAAGGATATCATGGAAAATACTAATGAATTTTGGGGTTATCATCTAATATTGGACTGTCACGCATGTGATGTTCCTAGCATCAAGAGTTATGATAATGTTCATAACTGGATTAAGACTCTAGTTAAAGATATAGATATGGAACCTATTGGTGAGCCTCGTATCGAATATACAGCAGCAGAGTTTCCCGACAAGGCAGGATTTACAGCAGTACAGATCATAGTAACATCAAGTATAGTAGCACACTTCATTGACTCTACGGGTGATGTCTATATAGATGTATTCTCATGCAAGCCGTTTGATAATGCTGTAGTCATCTCCTCAATCAACAAAGCATTTGCTCCTAAGAAAGTCAGAGCTAATTACCTAACCAGACAAGCTGGATAATTGTACTTTAATTAATACATAGGATATAATACATTATGAAGTATTTTGATATCAAGTGGATCTCTACGATCCTTATCATAGTATCCGGAACCGTATTAGCCTTAA